CGCACGGGTCGCCGCCCGTGTCGCAGATGCGCCCCTGCGCGTTCTTTTCGGCGTCGATGACGGACTGAATGACGGCGTCCGTGACCGAGACCGGCCCAGCCCACGCCCGGACCTCCGGCACGGTGACCGTGCCGGAAGCCCGGACGTTGTGACGCTGCGTCATCGCCTTACTTCGACGTCGTCCGCGCGGTCGTGCCGCCCACCGGAGCGGTGGCGGTCACCTTGGCGAGCGCTGCCGAGTCCGTGACCGCGAACGCGGAGCGGGCCTCACCGAGCACGACGAGCAGGTTTCGGATGAAGTAGTCCGCGTGGCTGTCCGTCATGTAAACGGACGTGACGTTGCGGTCGAACCACGTGAACCCCTGCTTGAAGTCCCCGACGTACGCGCTGCCCTCGGGAATCGCACCGGCAGCGATCGGCCGGAGACCCCAGAAATTGCCGAACGCCGTAGGACCGGAGTTCGACGCGGCAGCGGCCGCGATGTCGAGCGCGGCGAAGTCGGCCGGGTTGAGAACAACCGCGTTCGGCGTGAAGCCCTCAGCCTGGATTTCGCCCACGGCCTGCCGGATACCGGCGAGCAGGTCCGCGTTCGTGACCTCGTTGAGCGTCGCGGTTGTGAGCGTCGTCGCGGCGACAGACTCGAGCTTGTTCGCGAGACCGCCGCGGAGCTTGCCCTCGACGATCGACTGAATGCGCGGGTAATCCTCGATCGCCTGACGCGTAATCGCCTTCCAGTGCGCGTAAGTCTCGATGACCAGCGGCACCTCAGTAGGCGTGATCGCCGCTTCCGGCTTCAGATCGCCCTCAGCGATCGGGCCACCTGCGAGCGGGTCGCCGGTTCCCCAATCGATGTACGTCACGGAATTGGAGTTCACGACCTCGCGGCCGATCGCGTCCAGGAACGGCGTAGTCGTGACGTAGCCAATCCGGCCCGTGTACTGGTACGGGAGGATGTTCAGATCGTCGGTCGTGATCGCCGCGCGCTGCTCGATCCCGAGAAAGTCGTTAAACACGACCGGGGCCGACGTGCCGTGACCGTTCCAATTCTGGAACGCGTCGGACTCGACGAAGCGCTGACCGACGGAACGCTTGTCGATGATCGGGTCGGCCTTGCCCTCGGGGTTCTCGACGGCGTCGCGACGCTGCTCGCGCTCGCGCACCTCCGCGCGCTGACGACGACCGGCGAAGCTCTCCGCGAACTTTGCCGAACGGTCCTCGGCCTTCGCGAAGTCCTCGATCTTGGCTTCGAGTTCCGCAATCTCAGCGTTGTACGCCTTGACCTTGGCGGCCTCTTCCTCCGTCAGATCACGCCCGCCGTCATCGGCCGCGGTATCGGTAATGTCCTGCGCGGCGGCAACGATCGTGTTTCGGCGCTCGATGAGCGCATCCGTGTACTTGCTCATGGCTAGGGACCTCTCGTTGAGAATGCGACGCGTTCCCTTCGGTGCGCGGTCGCGGCGAGGTCCCTACGGTGCTCGCCTATTTGCGTTGTCGAGAATCAGACTAGCGAACAATGAGCGTTCGCGGCGTGGTCTTCGGCATTCGCACGCGGCGAGCGTTAAGGAATGCGCGGAGTTCGTCGTCGCGACGCTTGATTTCGGCGCGTGCCTCGTCCTCTGCGCGGGTCGCCAGAATGCGCGCCTCGCGATACGCCGGTTCATCGACGAGCGACACATGATGGAGTCGGGCGTCGGACACCTCTCGCAGCCCGCCAGAGCGCGTGCGCTCGCTCACGACGACGAAGCCGACGGACAGGCCGCCGTACGTGCCTTCGCGCACGTTCTCCCACGCGCCCCGGCCCTCGGGCGTGTCGAAGAATTGGAAGCGGCCCACCAGCCCGGCGTCCGTGTCGACGAAGTCGGTTGCCTTCGCGACGGGGCGACGCTGCGACGTGTCGACGTGCGAGTCCGTGAGACGAACCTTCGGCCACGTCTGAGGCGCCTCCAGCAGCCCGGAGAACGCGCCGCGTGCGAAGACCTCGCCACGGTGCCCGGGGACGCTCACGGCGTACGTAGGCGTCTCGTAGGGCACGCACAGCGCTTCGAGCGTGTGCCGGTTGTCGTTGGTCGCGAGTTCGCGAAGCTCTAGCGCGACGGTCGCGCTCTCAGCGGTGCTCATGACGGGTCCCCTTCCGTGGTCGTGTCGTCGGCCGGCTCTTCGGTTGACGTGCCGGTGACGTCGTCGGCCGGCTCTGCCGGGTCGTTCGGGTTCGGGTCGTCCACGACGCCCGTGTTCATGCCCGGTCGCCGGTCGGCGGCCGGGTCGTCCAGTCGCGGCAGGTCCTCTAGCTCTCGGACCTCGTTGACCGTCATCCAGCCCGTTTCCGGGTCGAGCGCTCGCGCGTAGGACTCGAAACGCTCGGTCGTGTTCGCGCGAAGGTAGGAATCGAGATTGACGCGCATGTACTGGCCGCGTGGAAGACGATTCGTGAGCGCGGTTTCGATGCGGTCGACCCACACGCGGAGTGTGTCCTTCACGAAGCGCGCGTCATCGTCCTGCGCGTTGTTGTACGTCATCGAGTCGGACAGCGATAGCCCAACCTTCGACGTCGGGACCCCAAACATGGTGCAGATTTCCCACGCCGTGACTTTGAGCATGTCGATAAGCGCGACGGTCTGCGGGTCGATTTCGAGAGGATGAAACTCCGTGACCGAGTTGAGCACGGCAATTTTCTTCATCACGCCGCCGTGCGACGCCATCCAGGCACGCTGTAGCGCGCTCGCGCGCTCGGGCGTGAGGTCCGGCTGAGAGACCTTCAGATATCCGGCCGGTACGCCGGACTTGAAGACATTCAGCGCGAAGCCGCGCACGGCAGCGGCCAGACGCAGCGGCTCACGGAACGCGTCGAGCACGCCAAATCCGCGTTGATCCCCGGGCCGCACGTGTCCGCGAATCACGATGAGGTCCGCGTCGTCGAGATATTCGCGCTCGGTCCCGTTGTCCAGACTGCCGTCCACGTAGTACCGGCCTCCGGCAATCTCGACGTCGTCCGGGTGCAGTAGCCACAGCGGCGCGATGATCGTTCCGGCCTCGTTGCGCGGCGTGTACACGAACGCTTCGCCGTGCCACAGCAGCGACACGATGACCTGCGCCCAGAATTCGGCCTGATTCATCCGGACAAGCGGCACGTCGATCGTCGGTACCCGGCCGTCGAGACGCGCGGCCTGCGGGTCGTCGATCCACGACGGAACGTCGATCTTCGACCCTTCGCGGAACACCTGCCAGGGCATGGACGCGATCTGCTCAGCGATAAGCGCTGTGCATTGCATGAACACCGGCAGCGCCGTCCACGACTTCGGGCCGTTGAACGCCCCGGGCGGCGGGTTGCCGAACGGGCCGAGCGCGGTGCCGTCGGCTCCGGCCGGGCCGTCGAACCACAGCCACGGCCGTTCGACCTCCCACCCGTCGGGGTCGTTCACGAGCAGGTCGCGGCCGTCCGTGGCCGTGTGAATGTTGCCGACGCCCGCGCCGGTCACGGGCGTCGTGCGCGTGCCGTTGACGGCGGACACCGACCCAGGGCCGTACTTCGCCATTGGTTCGCCTCTCGCGCTAGAAGATGGCCGGTTCGATGTAGGGCGCCGGGGCTGCCCTGGTCGCGCCCCACAGCGCCAGGACGGCGCCCATGAGCGGTGTTTGCGGCACGTCTAGTCGCCGTTCGTAGACCCATGAGCGGCCCGCCGTGCGCTGCGAGGCCGCGACCGCGTCGCGTAGCTCTTCGTTCTCCCAGTGCCGGGCTGTGCCCGCCGATATCGCCTGCTCGAACGCGAAGCACGCTGAGGCTGCGTCGCGGGTCGTCAGCGGGTGCAGACGACGCCCGCCGTCCCGGTCGAGCGCTAGCAGCAAGTCGTGGCCGGCTCCGTAGTCGTCGACCACGAGAACGGCACTCTCGTGCTCGTCTGCGAGCGCGCGCACGGTCTCTAGCACCCAATCTGAGCCGGGCGCGTGCGCGATGACTTCGAGACGTGTCGCGCCGTCGAGCGCGGTCGCCGCGACGATCGACGACGCCCGGCCGAACGGGTCAAGGTCGATCCCGAGCGCGAGCACGGTCGCTTTCTCGTCGGCGGGTGTCTTCGTCTCCGCGTTGTCCCACACGCTCGCGGGCATCGTCGCCCAGCCGCGCACGGCAGCCGCGCCGGGCCACAGCCCGAGATACTCCGCGCCGAACCGGGCAGGCCCAAGCTCTTCATAGTCGCGACGCAGCACGTCGATATTCACGATGCCGTCGCTCAGCGCGGGAAGATGCGCCCACCACAGCGCTTCGTCGCCGGGGTCGCCGTCGGGGTCCATCGCAAACTCGAAGTACGCGACGCCCGTTCGCCGGTCGGCTGCGACGGCCGCGCGGCCCTTGTCGCGGACGGCGGTGATCCATCGCGTCTCGTCGGTCTCAGCGGAAATGTTCGTCGTGATCCATTGCTGAGCGTGCCCGCCGAATTCGGCCATCGTCGGGCGCGACGCCGCCATGAGCGCGCCGCCGTCG